GAACAAAAAGAAATAGAATTAATAGATAAATATAAAACTAATATAAGAAAATATGGATACAATATTGAAGCAGGTGGAAACAGCGCTAGGGGATATCATTTAAGTAAAAAAACAAGAGAAAAAATGAGCAAATCTAGGACAGGTAAAAATAATTGGTTATATGGCAAACATATTCCTGATGATGTAAAAAAGAAAATGAGTATAGCACATATTGGTAAATGTGATATAGATGCAATTAGAAAAGGCGCTAAAAAAAGAATGGGAGCAAATGCTTATAATTCAAGAAAAGTAATACAATGTGATAAAAAAGGCGATAAAATAAAAATATATGATAGCATGGCAGACGCAAGTAGAACAACAAATACTAGACCACAAGATATATATAATTGTTGTAAAGGTAGACAAAAAACTGCAAATGGTTTTATATGGAAGTATTTTAATTAGGAGGATATGTGAAAAAAGTAAAATTAAAAGTTGAGTATGTTCCAATAGATAGTGTTAAAAAATATTGCAACAATGCAAAATTACATCCACCAGAACAAATAGAACAAATAAAAAAATCAATTGAACAGTTTGGTATGGATGATCCAATAGGAATATGGAAAGATGAAATAGTAGAAGGGCATGGTCGTTTAATAGCTTGTAAACAACTAGGATATACTGAAGTCCCAATAATAAGATTAGACCATTTAACAGATGAAGAGCGTAAGGCTTATACATTAGCACATAACAAATTGACTATGAATAGTGATTTTGATTTAGATTTATTACAAGAAGAACTAGACAACTTTGATACTATTGATATGAGTGATTTTGGGTTTGATTTAGATTTTACAACAGATGACATATTCAAAGAAAACGAAAGACATAGAACAAATGACGCATACAATCTTGATATAATAGATTTTAACACGTTATCAAATGATTTTTGGCAAATGCCCATAATTAATAATGACAACTTTATACCAAGTGATTTAATAGGATTTAATTATGCAAAATCAAGTGATAAAAAAAATACCGGAATACATTTTTATTTAGACGATTATCAGTTTGAAAGATTATGGAATAATCCTCAGGAATATATAGAAATATTACAACAATATGAGTGTATTTTAAGCCCAGATTTTAGTTTGTATTTAGATATGCCAATGCCAATGAAAATATGGAATATATATAGAAGTAGACAAATAGGACAGTTTTATCAATCTCAAGGCATTAAGGTTATTCCTACATTATCTTGGGCTGAAAAAGAAACATTTGAATTTGCTTTTAAGGGAATACCACATGGAAGTGTTGTTAGTGTTTCAACAATAGGAGTAAAACGAAACAAAGACGCGTTTCAAATATGGAAAGATGGAATGGACGCAATGATTAATGAAATACAACCTAGTACTATATTAGTATATGGCGGTGAATTAGATTATGACTATGGTGATATAGAAGTAATTTATTTTGAAAATAAAGTAACAGAAAGGATGGTACAAAATGAAACTTAATATACAATTATTTGGCGGAAGAGGAGCAAGCAGTTCTAATGGTGCTTCAAAAACGTATGTAAGAGGAGAACATAGATTTATAGTAACAAAAAATGAAAGAGGTTTATATGATTATAAAATGCAAGAATACCACGCAATGCAAAAAAAATGGATAAATATAAGTAGAAGAGGAAATTATACTAGAGATGCTATTAATGCACAATTAGGTATAAATGTTAAATTTTAAAAAAATATATTAGTGAAAAATAATTAATAATATAGGAGGTGTTATATGTTAAAAGGACATACACCAGCACAAGATAAAATAAATAAAAGTGAATTTGAAAAGTTATGTAATTTATGGTGTACTTTAATAGAAATATCAGACTTTTTTGATGTTAGTGAGGATACAGTAGAGGCATGGTGTAAAAACACTTATGGCGAAACATTTACGGACGTCTATAAAAGAAAGAACAGTAAAGGTAAAATAGCATTAAGAAGATGGCAGATGAAGAGTGCTGAAAAAGGCAATGTAACAATGCAGATATGGTTAGGAAAGCAACAACTAGGACAAAGGGAAAGATTCCCTGATGAGATTGATTCAACAAGTGTTGCTAGCGCTATGATTAATATAGCAAACTTAATTAATAATCCAGTAGAAGATAGAACGGAAGATAGTATTAGTGAATAAGAAAGGAAAACATTTATGAAAGAAGTATGGAAAGATATCAAAGGATATGAAAATCTTTATGAAATATCTGATTTCGGTAATGTTAGAAACAAAAACAAACAAATAAAAAAACAATATGATAATAAAGGTTATTTGTGTGTAGAATTATTTAAAAAAAATAAGAGAAAACATTTTAGAATACACAGATTAGTAATGATGGCATTTAATGATAATAACAATCATAAGTTAGACATAAATCATATAGATGGGAACAAATACAACAACAAAATAGACAATTTAGAATGGTGTACTAGAAAAGAAAATTTAAAACATGCAGTTAGGACAGGTTTAAACAAGCAATCTATAAAAATAGTTGCTGAAAAAAACAATAAAACAATAAAATGTTATAGTATAGCAGATAGTTATAATCAAATAAAAAAAATAGAAAACATTAATTGTAAAGAAAAAACATTTAAAGAAAATGTTAGACGAGCTTTAAACACAAATGGAGAATATTATGGCTATCACTTTAAAAGGGGGTGGTAGTATGAACTCTTATGCACCATTTAACAAAAAAACAATAAACTATTTACATAAATGTCAAAATAGTTGGTTTAATGTTGCTGAGGGTGGTTAGGTAAACGTGGTGGTAAGAACGTAATCAATGCATTATGTTTTTGTATATTACTTGAGAATCATCCTGATAAATTACATTTACTAGCTGGAGTAAGTATAGCATCAGTTAAGTTGAATATAATTGATTGTGATGGATATGGAATAGCAAATTACTTTGATGGTAGAAGTCGAGAAGGTAAATACAAGAACAAAGATTGTTTATATGTTAAAACAGCAGATGGGAAAGAAAAGATATTACTTGTAAGTGGTGGAGCTAAAGATGGCGACGAAAAGTATATCAAAGGTAATACTTATGGTATGGCTTATGTAACAGAAGCAAATGAATGCCACCAGAAGTTTTTAAAAGAAGTATTTGATAGAACTATATCAAGTAATAAAAGAGCAGTATTTCATGACTTAAATCCAAAGCCACCATCACATTGGTATTATACTGAAATATTAGACTTTCATGAAAGAATGCAGAAAGAGAATCCAAACTATGGATATAATTACGAGCATTTTAATATATTTGATAATATGTCAATAAAAGACGCACAGTTAAGACAAGTGTTGTCAACGTATGATAAGTCTAGTATATGGTACAAACGTGATATATTGGGTATAAGAATGGCAAATGCAGGCATATTATTTGATTTAATTGCAAACTATAAAGAAAGATACTTAACTGATGATAATGCAACAGGATTAATTACTACAGGAGTGGATTTTGGTAAAAGGGGAAGTAAGCATGCATTTTGTAGTCAGATAATTACTAGAGATTATAGAAACATATTAACTATAAGAAGTGATGAAGAGGATTGTACTACTCAAGATGGTGTTGATGATTCAGATGGTATTGGAGTAAAATTATCACAGTTAAGAATAGGCTTTTTAAAACATGTTAAATGGGTATTGGTACATTATGGTAAAATAGATTATATATTTTGCGATAGTGCAGAACCAGAATTAATAGATTTCTTACAAAAAACATTAGAAAACGAGAATATACATATACCTGTTAGAGAAAGTATTAAAATACAAATAGAAGATAGAATACATTTAATAGGTGTATTATTAATGCAAGACAGGTTAAAGTTTAAAAGTAAAGATACAACTGAAATAGTAAAGAGTTTACAAGAAGCAACTCAGGATGATAAAGCAGATACAGACAGATGGCTAGACGATGGAACATCAGATATAGATATTTTAGATGCATTTGTTTATGGTATAGAACATTGGCACAGGGAATTAATGTTATTATAGGAGGGGAAAGATGAATAATTCAATAATTGCATATATAAACAAGAATTATAAATATGGAATACCAGAAACTCAGGTATATCAAAGTATAGATGCTTGGGAAAGTTGGTATAAAAATGATGTTGAATTTCATCAGTATAAAGATAACTTTGGTAAAACAAGACACATGTATACTTTAGGAATGGCTAAAAGGTTATGTGAGGATTGGGGAAGTATTATCTTTACAGAAAAAGATGAAATAACAACAGATAAAGAACAAAACAATGAATTTGTAAAAGAATTTATTGAAAAGATAAAACTTAACAAAGAACTACCAAGAGCAATAGAGAAAGCATCTTGGAGTGGAACTTGTGGAGTTGTTATTAGATTAAAAAACATCAAAGTTGATGGAAAAGGTAGATTAATACCTACTGAAAAAACTGATTTTGATTTGATAAAAGTAAGTGCCAAAAATATAATACCATTAAAGATAGAGCATGATAAGATAATTGATGTTGCATTTGTAAGTGATACATATATTGGTAAAGATAAATATTACTATATAGAACTTCACAAATTAGAAGATGAAGGCTATGTTATAAGAAATATTTATCTAAATGCTAAAACAATGAAAGAAGTTGAAAAAGAAGGTGTAATTAAAGAATTACATACATTAACAGAAACACCATTGTTTAGTATATTAGAAACACCAATAGAGAATAATATAGACAATAACTTAGGACTAGGTATGTCTATATATGGTAATGCAATAGATCAGTTAAAAGATTGTGATGTAAAATATCATAACTCAGTAATGGACTTTGTACTTGGTGGAAAAAAGATATTATATAACAAAAGATTAATAAAATATCAAACAAGAAGAGTAAAAAACGCTGATGGAACATATTCAACGGAAGAATATCCAATATATCCTGATGATGTAAGTAAACAACAATTCATGGAAGTTGGGGATAATTTAAGCAAAGATGAATTAATACATGAATATAATCCAGCACTAAGAGCAGATGAAAACAAAGCAGGGCTACAGTTCTCGCTTGATATGCTAAGTTTTAAAGCTAATTTAGGAACAAAGTATTATGAATTTAGTGATGGAGCAGTTGTAACAGCAACTCAATATGTTGGAGATAGACAAGATCTAATGAAAAATGCTAAGAAGTATCGTAATAATCTAGATGAATTTATTGAAGATATAATCAAAGCTGGTTTATTACTTGGTAGATTAGTATTTAAGCAAAACGTAACAGAGGATTGTAAGGTCGAAGTTGTAAACAAAGACGGAATATTAGTTACAGATGAGGAATTAAAAGAACGTTATGTAAATGAAATAGCACAGGGATTAAGACAACCTTGGGAATATAGAGTGAAGTTCTTTGGTGAAGATGAAGCAACAGCAAGAAGAATGATAGAAGATACATTTGTAAGTGATACAGAAGAATAGGTGATAATATGTTGACACCTAAGAAGTTAGCAAAATTAGAAAACAACAAAGTTGTAGAGTTATATGAAAAACTAAATAAAAATTTAACAAATACAATTATAAAAAAGTTAAATAGTGCAGGAGACATATCAAGTTATACAAAAGCACAATTAACAGTATTAAAACGAAATGGTGGAAAACAAATATTTTATGAAGCATTAAATAAAACGAATAAATTGAGTAAACAAAGAAAAAAAGAAGTAAAAGATTTATTTCAAGAATTAGAACAACAACAAGTAGAAGGGTATGATGAATTATATGATTATTCTGATGTTAATTATGATTTAGAAAGTGTTAGCAAACAAATAACTGATGCAATAATAAGTAGAACAAATAAAGAATTAACCAACATGACAAGAAGTGTTGCATTTAGAACACAAAAAGAATATATAAATGCAGTTGATGATTTATATAGTAAAGTTATAACTGGTGGCTGGAGTTATGATACAGCAATAAAATCTACTTTAATTGATTTAGCAAATAAAGGTGTAACATTAAAAAGCAATGGAAGAGAATATACATTAGAAGCATCAGTAAAAAGGAATTTGTTTACATCAATACAACAAACAGCAAATGAAATTAGTGCAAAAATAAAAGACGATATAAACGCAGATGCAGTATGGATAGCAACAACTCCATATTGTAGACCATCACACAGAGTAATTAATGGTGTTGTTATGGATCTAAAAGAATTTGAAAAGAAATATGAATATTTAACAGAAGAACCAAACTGTTATCATATAGTCAATTATGTTATAAAAGATGTGTTTATGCCACCACAAGATAAAGAAGAAATAAATAAAATAAATGATGATGCAGATAAAGTTTATGAAAACAGACAAAAACAAAATTATTATGCAAGACAAGTAAGACAAAAGAAAAAAGAAGTTGCAAATATAGGCAACAGTTCAAAAGAAGTGTTAAAAGAAAAAAGAAAACAATTAAGAAATGCACAAATGAAATATAGAACATTTAGTAAGTCGGTAGGATTAGGAGTAGATTATTCACAAACATGGCAAGCAGGATATAACGGACTAAAGAGAGGTATTTGACATAAAACTGACAATGATGTATAATTTAAGTGTCTAACATAGAACGGAGCCGGCGTTTTAAATAAAGGTAAATATGGGAGGATTAAATGAAGAAATTAGTAGATATTATAGGTAAGGAAGAGTTTGAAAAATTATCAGAGGAAACTCAAAACAAATTGAGTGGAAAGGAGTTTATTGAGAATGACGGTACCTACATTCCAAAAGCTAAATTTGATAGTTTAAATGAAACTAAGAAAAATCTAGAAGGTCAACTAAAAGAAACAAACAAAAAGATTGACGAATTATCAAAAGTTGATACAAGTGAATTACAAAGTAAATTTGATGACTTTAAAAAGCAACATGAAATTGATGTTGAGAATCTAAACAAAGAAATAAAAGAACGTGATGATAAGATGGCATCAATGGAATATGAGTACAAACTAAAAGATTTTATTAAAAATGAGAAATTTAGTAGTAAATCAAGCAAAAAGGCATATTATGAAGATTTATTAAGTAAGAAACTTGAATTTGATAATGAAGGAAATCTAACGGGTTATGACGATTATAAGAAAACTTATGAAGAGAATGATCCACAGGCTTTTTTGAAAGAAGAAAGCAATGACGGAATATATGCAAACACTGGAGAGAATCATGAAAGTAAAGATTTTGATGAGGATGCATATATTAACAAAATAATGGGAATAAAATAAGAAAGGAAGAGATAAAATGAATACAATAGCATTATTTAAAAAATACATTGATAAACTAGACGAAGTTTATAAACAAAGCGCTTTAACTGCTGACTTAGATGCAGATAGCACATTAGTACAAGCAGGAGCAAACGCTAACGAAATTATAATTCCAAAACTATCTATGGATGGATTAGGAGATTATTCAAGAAATAGTGGTTATGTACAAGGAGACGTTACATTAACTAACGAGACTGTAACTTTCAACTATGAAAGAGGACGTAAATTTGGTGTTGATAGATTAGACAACGCTGAGACTGCTGGAGTTGCATTTGGTAGATTAGGAGCAGAATTTACTCGTACAAAAGCTGTACCTGAATTAGATGCATTTACATTTGCACAAATCGCAGGAACTACTGGAATTAGTAAAGCAACTGCTGGAACTTATTCAACTGGAGCAGATTGGTTATCTGCATTAGTAACTGCACAATCAAAAATGGACAATGATGAAGTTTCAACTGAAGGAAGAATACTTTATATTACACCAGATGGATACAATGCAATCCACGCTGTAGACACTACTAAATCAAGAGAAGTATTAGCATCATTCTCAAAAATAGTAAAAGTACCTCAATCAAGATTCTATACTGCAATTGATTTATATGATGGAACATCATCAGGAGAAACTGCTGGTGGATATATTAAAGATGCAACAAACGGTAAAGACATCAACTTCTTAATAGTACAAAAAGATGCTATTATTAAATATCCAAGAATAATTGTTAACAAAGTTGTAAGTCCAGATGACAACCAAACTGATGACAAATGGTTATTCTTCTATCGTGCTTATGGTTTAGTAGATGTATATGACAACAAAGTTGCTGGTGTATATCTATCAAATAAGGCATAGTAGGTGATAAAATGAGATTTGTTGGTTTAAAACAAGAAAAGAAAGAAGTTAAAGAAACTTTACCAAAAGAAAGTAAGAAAGAAACTAAGGAAAAATAAGAAAGGAGGTGTCGTAAATGGAATATGCTGATTATGGTTTCTATACCAATGAATATAAAGGCAAATTAACTTATGACACCTTTTCTTCATTAATTGTAAAAGCAAGCAGAGAAATAGATAAGAATGTCAACAGAAAGATAAATGCTGATGTTATTCATACATTAGATGAAACAGACCAATATAAAGTGAAATATACAGCATGTGAATTATGTGATTATTTCAATCAATATGGTTCTAACAGTAGCTATGGAAAAGCAAATACTATTTCAATTGATGGTGTAAGCATAAACAGACTTAACAAAACAACTGATGATATAAATAACATAAAAGCAAATATTATAGATAATCTACCACAAGAATTGATAAGGTATATATAATGGACGGATTATTACAAGAAATTACAATATACCACAAAGATAATGGTTGGGTTAGATATAATATTACTGCAAGTGTAAGAAATACATCATATTTAAATAGAAATAATACAGGCGTAAATTCAACAGATAATGCACTTATAAGGGTTTTTGATGCTGAAGGGTATAATAATACTTGGAAATGTGAAAAAGGCGATATAATCGTGTTAAAAAGCGTTTCTGACAGTATTATAAAAGCACCTTTGACAGAATTAAAAGAAAAATATGGTAAATCATTAGTTGTTGAAGTATCAAGTGTAGAATCATTCATATTTGAAGATGAAGAGTTAAAAGAAATTAACCATATTAAAATAGGTGGCAGATAATGGCTGACCATATAAAATATCCATACGGTAAGATATATTTTGAAAAAGGCAAAAATGGAAGTGCTTATCTAGAATTTAATGATAGATATTTCAAGAAGTTCAATGGTAATATTGATACAATGCAAAAGTTTTTAGACAGTACAGTTGCAACTTATTTGATGGAATATGTATCAAAGAAAACAGGAGTGCAAGAGTTATCAATTAAAATATCTAGCATACCAGGTTCTGGATTAGTACATATAAACGTACCTTATGCTTATTATCAGGCTTATTCTCCAAGAATAAAAAAGAGATCAGGTAAAAGAGGTACAAAACCTTTTGAAAGAATGGTATCTACTAACAAGAAAAACATTGAACAGCAATTAGTTGCTTATTCTAGGAGGTTAAATGGATAATCAGATAAATGAATGGTTACAAACTTGCGATATCATTAATGAAATAGCAGAAGTAGAAGAAATACATAGTGAAAGAACAACAGATAATGTAAAAAATCTTGCTTTACAAAGAATGGGATTTGTAGCATATCCTTTGAAGTATGTATCTGATAAGGGTTGGTTTAGACAATATCAATATATGTTGTTATTGAAAAACGATAGTGAAATTGATGAACAAAGGTTTACAAATCTTGATTGGTTAGATGAGGTTTCTGATTGGTTAGAAGAACAAAACAAAAATCAAAACTATCCTATATTGGATGATAATAAAGTTGTAAAAAATGTAAGTTGTGCAAATGCATTAACTTATGAAGAAAGTGAAGATGGAGCAGTAAGTGTTTATTCTTTACAATTATATTTTGATATAAGAAAGGAAGGTAGAAATAT